TTTGCATTAGTTAACGAAAAAAATAGAAAGATAAGAGTAGTACTTAATGACAGTACCCAATTTATTAATGGAATGGTATTAGATGAGATCTATCACATGATGAAACATGAAAACGTTCATCTAGGACAATTAGCACATAGTGCACCCAGAAAATTGGGTGGTATGAATGTAAAGGACCAAGGAGAATATTTTTCTGACAAGGATGAACTTATGGCCTTTTCTCAAAGCGTATCAGATAAGATAATGGATAGAGCTCCAAAAGATATGGCAACTGCTATTAAATATCTAAAAGATGTAGGCTTATGGAATTCTATTAAAGGTACCGTTAAAGACCCTAAATTAATAAATAGATATAAGAAATATATTTACCTCTATCTAGAAGCAGAATTTAAGAAAAGAGCGGAACTAACTAAAAAGAAAAAGAAAATGCCAAAAAAGAAAACTAAACTAAAATCAGATGCTAAACTACAAACAATATTGTAACCAGACCTTACAAGAATCCTTATCCTACAGCGGCGGAGATGTAACTAAAATGCCTATTATTGGTAAAGTTCTTTGTGCAGAAATGAAATGGGGAGAACATACATATCCTCCGGTTGAATATGATGTAGTAGAAATTGTAGAGGATGGTGGTAAGAAATTCTATATAACAAATAAATGGTATAAAAGCAGAATACCATTAGTTATTCACGAAGACCTAGTATCTGATTATTTACCAACTATATAATATTCCCGATTGGGAAATTACTCTGCCCCCTTCAAATTCCTCTATATGAGGTAGCATAGCCTCTGCTAACTTAAGGCTCATACATTCTGCCACAAGGTTATCGCTAACTGTATCACCTGTATCAGGATCTATATCTTTATATCTTATTTCAATCATTTTCTTATCCAACCATTCATTAAAAATTCTTCTAAGTATTTAGAAGATACCCTCTTTCTTTGCTCATTTTTATAAATCCAAAATCTTTCCTCCCTCATAGTTTCTTTCTTTCCCCTACTCCATCCTAATGATAAATATTTTTCTAATTCAACTGATTCTATCCTCAGAACTTCATCTCCTCTATAGATCCAATATCTACCAAATTGAGAATTATTTTCACCAGATTGCTTTATTGAATTAGCAGTTCCGATTTTTTTCTTAGCTTCCTCTGTATGAAAAATCCCTTTAGTATCCGGAATTTTTCTAGTTCCTTTTTTATCAATTGTCTCATTAAGAATATATCCTAAATCTATAAACTTTTGTTTAAAAGAGGAATCGTTATCTAATTTTTTTCTGAACCCCTTATGACCCGCATCAGAAAATTTCTTGATATGCTCGTCAGACAATGAAAATCCTCCATTTCCTCCCTCCACTAAATTCAGGCATAATGGATTTTTTAAAAGATCTGAATTAACAATTTCTCTTTCTCTGGCATCAAGAGAGATTCTATCTGAGAGATATTCTAGAATCTCTCTCTTATGATTTTTTCTTCCGTATTTTTTTAGTGAATGTTCAATTACTATACCACCACCTAAATATCCATCATTTAGATTATCTGTGGAGTGCATACCAATATAAAAACTACCTGTAATACAACAGGTAGTCTTATAAATAAAATGGTATTTACGTTGATTTGTTTTTCTAACCTCTTTAAGTTGCTCACTATAATATTTTATTATTATAGTGAGCAACTTAAAAAAGTTTCTTTGATGGAGCCGCGGGGAATCGAACCCCGGTCCAAAGAAAGAATCCAATGAAAATCAATTACAGGCTTCGTCCGAATTTTCTATATCGGCTAATATCCGGTTTGATGTAAGTGAGAACCAACACCGGTAAACAACTTGGTCTTAGAGTTATTTTGGAGGGGCTCTAACCTGTGACCCCTATTAGTAGCATTTCTGTTCCTAGGTTGTCTATGCAGAAACCCGAAGGGACTACGCTATTGCTAGCTCGTCCTGACTAACGAAAGACATTGCGTCTTCGAAAGTCCAAGTTGACATTTCGTCGTTTATTGTTTGATACTTGATTAAGGAGTATACATCTAACTCCGCCTGTCTCTCAAAGAACTGCAATTTCCTGTCAAAGCCGGTCGGCCCCAGATAATTGTTTTGTAATTATTGTTTTGTTATTGTATTATATATGCAAATTTAAGAAAGAAATTTCATTGGTCAATGAAATATTTTTGACTATTTTAAACATTTTTATTTTTAATAGTTGGCTTTGGTACTTTAGGAAACCACTGAGCCAATTCTTCTTTTGTTACTCGATTGCTATCGAGTAAATGTTTAATAAAAGCCTGATGTTGCCGATGTAATATAGTTCTCCATCCCATAATTTTAAGTAACTCAGTAGTAAATTTATCCTGCTGATTTAACTTACGTTGAAAGGTAGAAGTGGATCTATCTTGTGATGTTGCTAATTTTGACTTTGACATTTAACGTTTTTGTTTTACTACCTGAAATATTGTTCCTAAATCATTACTTGGTCCCCAAAAATTAACTTTCGTTCCGAAAATTTGGTTAATGTATTCATATTTAAACTCAAATCCAGGTCTTTGGTCTAAACATGTTACATACAAGTGTTTAATAATTACTTCATCGATTGTATTTGTATACTCGCTATCAATCTCTAAAGCATAGTTCAAAAGATCATAATCTAATTCTTGGATCCTAAATTTACCTTGCCATTCGTTTGTAATATTAATCTCTTCCTCGTTTTTAATTAACTTAATATCACCAGTTGGACTCATCCAACCATTACCATGACGTGTTTGATAGCATCTGGTAACATAATAAATCTCTGGGCCTATTCCTAACTTCTTACAAATTTCAATTGCATTTTTGGAAGTTGTATTGGCATATGTAACATTAGGAAAGAAACCATGATCCATATCAAGTAAGATACCTTGTGACCCCTCGAAAATTAATGTATCGTAATCCATCAGCATTTCATACGGAGCAATCTCAAATAAATTCCTATCAATTTGTTGATCGAAATATTGTAATTGATCCTCAACCATATCAAGGTATTTACCGCTATCATGGTCCTGGTCTTTTACCATTTTCCAATAATAGTTTGAAATACTCATAAGTTTTGCCCGAACAACATGAGGATATTTAAAATCTATCGCATATAGTTTGTATGGAGTTTCTAAACTACGTTTCATGGTTGTTCCAATTCCCATTCCACAACTACCATGTTTATTTAATCCTTCCTTCAATCTTCCATAAGCCCAATCATATGGTGTTGTCATCTTTACAAAAGGGTGAAAGTAATTTTTAGGTACTATTCCCTTCCCTTTTAAAATATCCAGTTCCACTGCCATGGAATTTAGATAGGCACAGCAATGTTCGGTGTAGTAAGTAGGAATTCCTCTCATAGAACCACTACCATAATTTGAATGGATATGTTTTTTTCCATTGAGCATAACGGTATGTCCTACTTGTTGCCCGCCAGAAAATCTGACTACGATCGGGTTATCAGAAGAAAAGCAAAGATAGTCCACCGTCCTACCTTTGCCTTCATCTCCGAATCCTAGTCCTAAGACTATTTTCGCTTTCATTTTTATAACATTGTTGGAATATCCATTGGTGGTGTATCAACCACTTTAACATCCCCGTTAACAATCGTTACGTGTTTTGCATCAGCACCGGTAGTGTTCTTAACAACGATGTCGGTAATAACACGAGAAACTTCGGTGTAATCCTTAACCTCAATACATTTTTGGCCAAGTAAATCTTTCCAGTATGGAATAGACCTTTGTGCACCGCCGCTATGTAGAAGTACCAGATGATAAACATCATACATTTTTTCTGCGGCTGCTAATACTTCGCGGTCAGTCATTGACTGATGTCCAGGAGTTCCCATGATCTCATCAATCACTCTTCCTGGTAAGGATGTAAGTCCTGGTTCATCACCAACGGTGAATAAGAATCCTCTTTTGCCCCTTTTGTTATAAGAGTCAATATCGGTATGGAAAGCAGCGAAGTAGTGTGCTAATAAATAGCTCTCACCGGCATTTCCGCCTCCCCCTTTTTCTAGCCATGTCCTGGTAAGCCAAAGATCAAGCTCAGGGTCTCCACTTTCAAACTGTCCAACCTGTAAAGGACTCTTATCACATTCGTGATCTCCGATGGCAAGGAATAAAAGACTTGGGTCTGGTATTCCGTTTTGTATCAGTCCTCCCATCATTTTTGGTAATCCGTCTTTTACCATATATTCCGGTATAGACATCATACTACCTGTTACGTCAAGAGAAAGGATGATAGGTACACTATTCGGATGTTCCTTAGAATCAAAGGCTTCCCTTTTGATTACACCCTTCGGTGACATCGATTCGTGTATTTTACCAATCTTACTTTGTGTAAAGGTATCAGCAGTACTTTTTGTATAGAACCCAGAAGACTCTGCCCTTATGCTTCTGGATTTGGAATTATAATCTCCGTATCCCATGATGGATTATTTTTTAGTGCCAAATAAAAATTCGTACCGGTTTTTGGCAATATCCAGTGCGATTTCGAGATTGCGGATCTCAAGTCCGATTGTGAGGTCCTTAGCCACAAAGTTATCAGCGTTAAAGTCTGATGCTAGCACCAGGCTATCGGCGGTGGTTGGAGATAAATCCAACATACCATCGCGGTCCCTCTTTTTCCTCTTTATCTGAGTTTCCAGATCTTCTACTTTCCTTTTGTAGATAAGCTCTGCATCTTCAGAGATAGAAATTGCACGGTCCTCGCGGATCTTTTTGTTGTTACGTGTAAGGGTACTCATAAATGCACCTCCCGCACCTGAACTGACCAGTACTGATTCTTCGTGGCCGATTGTTACTACTTCTTTGTTTTCCATTTTTTGTAAACTTTATTTTGTTTAAAATGATATGCAAATATAATGACTCTTTTTTGCGTAAAAAAATATTTTTACGCCATTATAATTATCTTAACGAAGTTTTAACTCATTGGGGTTTTCAAGTTCGGTATCCAATTCTTTGTTAGCTAAATGGATCATTGTAGTTACCATATCTACACCGGTATTTCCTTTAACCTCATTAATTTGTGCAAATGTTGCTTGGGTCATTACTTCCCGGTTGGTGGCATGATCGACCACCGTTATTTTTAATGTTCTCATATTAAATTCTTTTAGATCTCCAGTCGATGTATTTCTTAACTTCTGGATGCGTGAGTAATAATTCTTTGGTATTATAATAATATCCCATATCCTTCTCCGTGATGAAGGTGTGAATTTGTTTATGGCACTTAGATTTACAAATCCAAAGTCCATTATTACACATATACTCTCTAGTATAAATTTTCTTAAACCATTTATTACTATGGAGAGTTCGGGGAATTAGATGATGGAAATTTAGATAATCATGAGTAGACCCACAAAGTTCACATGCTTTTGGCTTCTCATTAGTAGAAGTAACTTGCTGCAACTCTGTGTGTCTCTCCTGTTTCATTGTCTCGTATAATATAATCTCCGCACTCCGCACTTTGGATTGTGTGCGGTTTATTATTCCAAGTAACAGTACTGCCATCTCTACGAGTATATGCACCGGTTATACTAGTTCCACTTCCTTTTGGAAGATGACTATTCTTTCCGTTACTATAAGTAGATTCTTGAAGTAATTGTCCGTTACGATAGATGGCTTCTTTGATTGTATTACCATCCTTATCAGTAGTGGTAGTTTCTCTTACAATCGATCCTTTATTTTTGGATCCGAATAAACTTTCCCAAAGTCCCATATAAATTATTTTAATTAGTTACTAGTCTTCCCAATTGCGTCTCCTCAAGTAATCTTTCCCTTCACGCCTTAATTTTCTACGCAGACGAGTTTTAGCATATCGTCTAATGGATGGGTTGTTCTTGATGTAGCAATAAATATTCGCACCGTAGACGGCGTCGAATTCCAAACCGGATTTGAGTATTCCTTTCTTGTTCATATGTTACAAGACCCAAAGGATCATTGTAACTGTTTGGTTTGTGTACATAATGTTATATCATTTCTATATCTTCCCTCTGGCTATTTTTAAGCCCGATTAAGATATAATTAAGTCCATTTTTAATAATAGGAGGCATTTCATTCTCGGTAGAAAATTTCAATAAAGATTCTACTTCTAATTTTAGTCCATATAGAGTAAATCTATGGCTATCTGGAACTACTTGCATAAAATTAGCATTAGTTGGTTCATGATCTTTTTTCATGTTTTCCAAAGCTTCTTGAAGAGCTTTTGTTATCTCATCATCAGGAATTCCACCCATGTCACTTCTACTAAAGAACCCTAGTTCCGTAAATTTACTTTTGTGAGTAAGAGACGAGATTCGAACTCGCGACCTCCGACTTGGAAGGACGGCGCTCTACCAACTGAGCTACTCTTACATGGGGATCCTCCCAATTAACCTCACGTCCTTTTACTCTTGGTTTACAAGTCTTGTGGACTTGCTGGTCAACGTTTCCGTTGAGCGGACTTATCATACTAAGAAGACGCTCAGTACATAAGTCTTGCATTTCTCCAAAAGAGGATCCTTTGAGCGGAAGACCGGGTTCAAACCGGCGACCCCAACCTTGGCAAGGTTGTGCTCTATCAACTGAGCTACTTCCGCAGATGGCTACCTAAAAATAGAGGATGTAGATTTTCACTAACACGATTTAGCGGCCTCTAATAAACTTCGCCAACTAGTTTTAATTTTACTTTAGTCGTCCTCGAAACTAGTAAATAGTTTAGTGAGTTTAAAACTCCAAGACTTTGGGAAATCCGCTAGTCTTGACGATACTTTAGCTAATTCAATAGCTTCCTTTTTCTTTTTGGCCTCAACAAATTGATAAGGCGCCTGGTAACCAGCTCTGTGGTACCAATCCACTCTCCAAAGCGGACGTTTTTGTTTGGTATTCATGTACGATTGTTAGATCAGTACATTCAACCTGGAGATTTGTTTTTATTCATGAGCGGATGACTGGATTCGAACCTGCAACCCCCGACTTGGAAGGACGGTGCTCTACCAATTGAGCTACATCCGCTTATACTACTTAACTACGAAAAATGTTCTATCGGTATCTTCAATATCATACCTTTCATAGGTACCTAAACCACCTGCAATATTTTCTGCCTCTGCAATATGGGAATCCGTATCTGGAATAACAATATAAGTAAAATCGCTCCAGGGATATTCCATCACATCACCTTTTTTGTTTTTGGGAATTTCCTTATCTTCTTCTTCCTCCTCGTCAAGATCCTCATCTTCATCACTCCAATTGGAGTCTTCATTAAAGTTTCTTAACCAATTCCCGAATTCAAATACTTCTTTATCCTGTATCTCTAACTCCTTGATCTTCGTATATACTACTGTTGACATTCTTATAAAAACTTTTATTAGGAAATATTTATTATATTTTTAGCTTGGAAGAAAATTTTCTCATCATAATATAATCCATGCTCTTTACTCTTAACCAAATCATTATCTATTCTGGCAATAAAATTTCCTTCATGAATTTCTTCTATCTGAACCCAAAATCTTTCACCAGAAGCTGCAACCTTTACAAAATCGCCCTCCCCTAATATTTTAATCTCATCTTCACTGGGAATAAGAAATGTGGCGGGATACAATTCATTTTGTTTCACTCCATCTAATAATTCCGGTTTTTTTATTTGTGCCATATTACTCATACGGTAAATAATAATTTTGTTTCAATATAAATTAATAACGCAAGATTAAGAAAATCTTGCGTCATTTAAAAATTTATTTTGTTAACTAAACGTTAATGTTCATAAATGATGAAAGATTGTATCTCGTAATTGCCTTCGGAGTTCTTTTTCATAAGGGCTTCAGCTACGTAATTCTTGCCGTCGCCCGCTGTCCCGGGAAGTCCAACGAAGGCTGCACTCATATCTGCTGCGCCGCCCATTCTCCTGTTGCCAGTATCTTTGAATACACAAGTAGTATTTTTACCTTCTAAATTCTTAAAAGATAGTTTATAGTCACCGTTTCCAGCCATTTCTGCTGTCCAAGTAGCTCCTTTAATTCCACTTGTATCTAACTCACTATCATCATCAACTATCTCCGCAGTAGGCTCTTCGGCTTCTACATCAGCTAGGTCTTCTGGGGGAACGATTGTTCCAGCTGCTGCAGTATTATCCGTAACATCTAGTGGTCCGTCTTCTGCGCCAATGACTTCATCGCCAGCATCAGAACCAGTATTACTAAATTCTGTACTTCCAGCTAATCTCTCTTGTAGTGTTTGTAGATATTTCATAATCTTAATCAGTTATATATCCTAGCATTTCCAAAAATTCTACATGCCCTCGGTTAGGAATTAAGGGCATTCATTATAAACTTCTTAGAAGTAGCTCCCACTATTTTTTCTGTCTCCACACCATCCTTGAAGAATATTAAGGTTGGGATACTCCTAATGCCATATTTTTGGGATAATTCAGGCTCTTTATCCACGTTAACTTTATATACAGAATTACCTCCTAACTCTGTATCTATTTGTTCCAACATAGGACCCATGGCTTTACAGGGCCCACACCAATCGCTTGAAAAACATAAGATAAAATCTTTTTTGGAATCAATTGATTCCAAAATCTTTTCTTTTTTTGTATATTCCATAACTATATTTTATATTATTATATCAGACCATCTATATCCAGATTTGATTGAAGATAAGTATGTATATTTCATATCAGGAAATAGATTTAATATTTCTTTATTCTTTTTACCCTCCTTTATAAGTTGTTTTATTTTTGTAATAATTTCTATACTATATAAAGATTTAGAACGTAATGATTTTTTAATTTGATCACTTCTTTTTGACCTTTCTTTTTTATCTAATTTATTCCAATATTCTTTTACCTTATTACTTCTTTTTTGTTTTTCTTCAATATATCTATCCCCGTATAATTTTTTATAATCTATTCCTTTCTTAGATTTTTCTAATAATTGGTTAGTTATTTTTTCTTTTGTCGCATCTGAATGTTTATAGCCAATATTACCTTCACCACCAAGAGTAGAATTCATTCCATTGTTAAATGAATCATATTTTTTAATATATTCTATTTCCATCTTAAGTAGATTAGTAAAATCTGTTTCTATACTTTCGATTGATTCCATCAAAAAATTCTCTATTCCATACTTTCTAATAGAATTATATAATTTAGATTTGTGTTTTTTATTTTTCGCCCGGGAAATATGTTCATCAAATCTCTCATTTAGAGATTTTTTAGTACACCCAACATAAATTTTATTATTTACTAAATTAGTTATTTTATAAATATTTCCCATTATTTTAAACAAATTTTGTAAAAGTTTTTAAATATTATAGATTTCATTAGGTCCTTTTCTGGGTGGAATTGAAGCCCCCATATAGATTTCTCTTCATGGTGAAATCCTGCGATAGGAGTTTCTCTTGTAGAGGCTATTAATTTACTCCCATTAGGCTCTTTATCTAGCATATAAAAATGTTCCATTTTAACCATTTGGTTAGATGGAGCTGGTAAATCTCCGTAGATCTCATCCGGGTATATTTCTGCAATAACCTCTGATCCTTCACCCAAATCAAATCCTCCATTACAATTAATTAAATTGCTTCCTAAATGAAGTCCTAATATTTCATTTCCTAAGCATATACCTAGTATTGGTATATGCAGATCCTCTATATACTCAGGTAAGGCCGGTGGATTTTCTCCTTGGTCTAATCTTCCACCCCCTATAATTAAGCCACAATATTTATGTATCTTATTACCTAGTGAATCAACATCTTCTTGTTCAAATTCATCAAATGGAATTCCTATCTCCGTTAATGCCTCTGCAATCATGTGCGGAGATTTTTTCATGCGGAGCAAAGCCAATTTCTTCCTACTCCATTTTTTAAATTCTAGGATCCTTCTACTCATGTATTATTTATCCTCTAAATAGGATGAAATTCTATCAGGAATTAAGGATACAAATACCTTCTTTTTGCCGGTTTTTGATATACCCCCAGTCTCTATATAAAAGTCTTGATCTGTTATTATTAATCCGCATGATATTATACTAAGATAGTTATCCCTAACCATATAGGTCCTTAATAATTCTTCTTCCTCTTTCCATTTTATTAGATCCCTTAAATACCTATTCGGATCACTATTTGGAGTAGGCTTTTTAATTGTTGGAATTTCTTCCAAATATGGAATTACCCTAATTAATTGGTCAGTAGTACTCTGAATGTTATCAAGTCCATTACTAATATCAACATTTTCTCCCTCGATTTTAGTAATAACAAAAAAATCTGTGTTTAGCATTAGATGCTGTTTAATGGAGCTTAATCTCAGCTCGTCTATATAAGTAACTACTACTCCATTACTTAGTATTTGGTTATCCGCAACTCTAAAATTAATAGTGAACTTACTATGCATGGCTTGATTTTTTACGAGGTATTAATTCTGGATCTTTTAAATCTCCAGCTTGGAAATATATTAAATCCTCCCTCATCTTAACTTTTCCATTTAACATTTTTCCCTTTTCGATTACAAAGTTTTCTGCAATCGCCTTTATGACATCCTTCTTTGTCATAAATCCTGTTATTTCATATTTCCATGAAACATTTTCACATAATTTTATCAATTCCTCTAAGGACTCTTCATTGAGGAAGACGTGGCGGGGATCTGGCATCATTCTACATAAGAAGAATGCACCATAATTAGAATCCAATCCTTCTTTCCCCCATCGATAATTTGCTTGTGAATCCCAATCATTTTTCTTAAGTAAAAGAAAATTGGAAGTAAATACTGTAGTCTTAACCTGAACCTTTTGGCCTGCTACAAATAAATCTCCGTCATCCCATTCACCTTTTTGTCTTAATATAGTTTCTGGTAATTCTAAATCATAGTCAAGTTTCTTGAAAAATTCATATACACCAAACTCTCCTAGTTTACCAAGGAACGCATCGAGCATTGTTTTAAATTTATCTCTAGATGAATTTTTAAAATGACCATTATAAGCATTATCATAAGCCCACCTTAATGAGCTAATAGCATACTTATTTACGTTACTGGTCTCTTTGAATTTTTTTGGAGCTGTCACAAAAAGTGCATTTCCACTCTCTGTTAATCTGTGGAACTCTCTACTATTATTTTCCAATTAAAGGAAATTTAAAATGTTCTTAATCTTATTATAGCAACGAAAAAATAAAAATTTCAATTATTGTTGTAAACCACTACCACTTCCAGGCAATGGTAATTCTCTACCACTTCCACCTATTACCCTTCCTGTAGTTGTTGCAATTTCATTTCCTAATTTCAATCCAACTAATAGTTCTGGATAGCTTTCAATTAAACTCATTACTTCTTCGATGAATTCTGAATTATTGGTTGCCGAAGCTCTAGTTATCATATGGGTTATTTTGGAATTTAAAATCACTACTTCATCTTTTTGCATTGCAGGAATATCTCTTCCCGTATATTCAATTTCGGATTTTGTCCTCATTTTTTTAGACATAGTATCTTGGTACCATTGTTGCTTCCTTTGGCCTGGGTAATCTAGTTCTGGATAAAGAGTTTTTAATATAGCGTCATCCGGTATTAATACATCTTCATTCTCCGATAAAAAATTGACGTATTCAGAGTATTTTTTCATGCTTTATATATCTTTTTTATCGCCAATGTATTTTTGGTCAAGCTTCTTTCTATATCCCTGAATTTTTGTACACATCTCATAATCCTCATAAATTATCATGTCATCTAGGCATTTTGTTAAACATCCGCTCCATTCCACCTTTGCCATTTTAAATGTGACAATAGAGCTTGGAGATTCCACTTCAAAACATTCTACTGCACTTAAGTCATTATCGAGACCGAAAAATATAGAATCCACTATAGTATATACTATTTCTGGGTCTTTTGATTCAACCATAGTTTTTAATGAGCGATCACCATCATTCTTAAACCTTTTTAACTTTCTTGACATAACCATAAACCTATTTTTATTCCTCGTCAGGATCAAGGACTGGCGGTTCCTTTGGCACTTCAGGTTCTCCAAAATACTTGTTCAGTTCCTCTTGGTTGAATAGTACTCCAGGCTGCATGTACTTTAAACTTTTAACAGTATCCAAATGATAAAAATGTCTCAAAATTGGTTCGCACCATTCATAAATTTCTTTTAGTTTTGGTTTAATATCTCCTTCATTAATTCCTTCCCTTTCCAGGAAAGTTATTACCTTATCGGTAAATCTATTTATATCTTCTGCTTTTATTCTATAATTCTTGTCTGCCTTAAGAGATTTTTTAACAGGTGGTTTTATCACTCTAATTAATTTCTTAACTGATCTCTTTCTTAAAATGCCTTCCTCCCCGATATAATGATTAACAAATCTTTCCATTACATCCTGCATGGTGATTAATTTATCATACCCAGCAAATTTTTTCTTGGAAAGGTCCCTTATACTTTCAAGTGCAGATTTTTTCTCTTCTGGAGTTTGTCCGTGTACAAGCCCTTTAATAGGAGGAATGATTTCCTGCGTAAATGGATCATTTGCAACCCTAGGCAAGTATCTCATAATTTGATCTACTATATCCAATTTACGGGCTTCCTCCTGTTCAAATAATTGATATGACTTTATAATGTGCATACTAACTATTTATCCTAATTTATATTAGGATAAAACATCAAAAGGTACAGATTCCAAAGAATCTATTATTTGGACAATTGTTTTCCAATCTGGATATTCATCGGACCCGAATTGTATCCATTTACCCTCAAATTCCGGTTGGCCGTCTTTGTGATGGTCATCTATAAGATATTGTCCTTTAACCAGGGACTTATTTCCACATAAAATGGTCTTTTTCTGAGCATCAAAGCCTAAATTATCCCTTACCCATTGGGCTTTTTCATTATAACAATTTAGATTATGAAAGGATGGCCTAGTAAGGACCCAAACGTCATATTTTTCATCTAAATACTTATATGATTCTATTGCTCCTGGAAGGGGCTCTAGTTCCCTCCAAAAACCCTCCTTAGATTGGGGAAATTCAATCTTTTCCCTCCATTTTGCAAAGCCTTTGTCGTAGTCAACAAGGGTTCTGTCCATATCAATGTAAATCCTAGCTTTTTCCATATAAATTCCAATATCTTTTTGCTCTTTTATAATCGTCTTCGGTATCAATAGAAATATATTTGCCCCAGCTAGATATGGATATAATCTTTAATCCGTTATCTAACCAGGTTAATTGTTCTAATGATTCAACCATAGAATTTAAAGAAGGCTCCATTCTGGCTATCTTTTCTAAGGTCTCTTTTGTAAATCCATATATTCCTACATGTTTACCTAATCGTGGTATCTGCCTATAAATAGGACTTCTAGTAAAGAAGATTACTTCGTCCCAGTCGGCCTTATATAATTTTACATGATTACGATTATTCAAATCCCTATCATTCGATGATATGTCGAGAGTATAAATAAGTTCGGGATTTTCCCCTAATAGGTCTATCATTCGGTCTAAATCCTTTGGAACTACAAATGGTTCATCCCCCTGAACGTTAAGAATAACACCTTCTAAATCGTCCATAGAAGATATTATTCTTTCGGTTCCGGTAGAACACTTTTTTGTTATACGACATTCACATTCGGGAGAAACATGGTCGAAGATCTCCTGGTCCTCGGTCAATACAATTATTCGTACATTATCTAATCGTTGGCATCCTTCTATTGTTCTTTGCAAAACGGATTTTCCATGGAGGTCTAACATAAGCTTTCTAGGTAATCTAGTACTGCTTAATCTTGCCGGAATTAAAATTGTTGCCCTTGACATTTTATTCGTTATTGTTTTCCTTTCTCTTCTTATCTTCCCCCAGAATAATATCCGCAATAATTTTTCCATCAGGAGTTAAGAAAAACCTTTCTTCTCCATCATCCCCCGTAATAGAATCCAATAAACCTTTCTCCCCTAAAGCTTGTAAAACAGATTGAGCTGCAGAGTGAGTAATGACTTCTATCATTTGGTCTTCTGTCAATTGGAGCGATTCTCCATTCAACCAATTTGGTAAAACATTCTCACACAATTTGTTAAAGAATATCTTTGGGTTAATCTCTTCCTCACTAAAGAAGTTATCTTCATTAAGGGTATTCGTTACTTTATGTGAGTAATCCATAACAGGTTCGGGGAATGTAAAATCCTCGCTGAAATCAAAATTTTTCATTTCTAATATTTATATTTTGCCATATTGACAAGAAAGTATATAATGATTCTATCAAAAACCAACGAAATGTTTCTTGTGAAGTATTATAATAAAACGCTAAAGTTTTTGAATTGGTTAGAGAATAGACATTACTAATGTACATACACCCAAGAAGAATAGGATTGATATAGCGAGCGCTAATCTTTTATATGTTCTTTCTGTTTTCTCTATTACAGAAATTTCTTCCTTCTCTTTATTCATAACAATTATATGAAATTGTCGAGAAAAGATTCGTTAGGGAACCTTTAAATTTACTTACCTTTGGATTTTCTTTTTTGCTCTTCCATGTACTTAATAGCAGCTAATCCTTGTGCATGAAATGGATCCATTAGATCTGGCTCATAAGGAGATTTTTTAGCTGCTCCTTTTTTGGATGGGTCAATCCCAGCTTCCTTATTCATCGCATCAAGTTTCTTCTTGATAGATTCTAGGTATTCTTGATTAGTCATAACAAAAGAAGAAATGAGCCCGCAAGAGCTCATCTCAGTTTATATTTAAGTTTGTTTGATTACTCCTCTTCTTCCTGTTCTTCTTCAGGGGTGTCTTCGATCTCATCTTCAGTTTCATCGTCCTTTGAATCTGCTGGTTCGGCATCGTCATCTTCACCACCTTCGGTATCTTCAGGTGCAGGTGCACCCTCTTCTCCACCATCATCTGTTGGAGGCATTGCAGATGC